TCAAGAAGCTCAGCTTTGCTAAGATGAAAATGTGCTTCCTTAGTTCTCTGGTTTCCATCGTAATCTTCATAGTTAATTGTTGTTGTGTACATAAGGTATAATCTCCTTTCATTTTTGGGTTGTGAGGGACCCTCATAGCCACAGAGAGTCCCTCGAGGTATAAAATATGGGAAAAAGTATTTATATAGAAACCGCGTTGGGGGACACGGTAACTACCGTTTATTAGCCTGCGCTAACAGTAAGAAGTGAGAATACTTCCTGAGGAAGAGGAAGTCTAGGCTGAACAGCCTCCTGACTACCTTCTGCAGCCTTACCGTAGATGATCTCTTCGAATGCTGTAAGAGCTGCCTTCTCAGCTTCTGTAACGAAGTCTGTAGAATCGATAACGATGTGAGAAGTGGGCTTGTATGTAACATCGCCAAGTTTACCAACTTCTACAGGGATTGTTGTGAACTCCCATGAAAGCTGAGCAGCCTCAGGAGAATCATTAACTGTTGCACGGTTCTTCTCAGAAGGTGAAGCTGTTGCCTGGTAAACAAGATGAAGCTTATAGCCATAGTCTGTTCCCTGGGTATCATTACCGATAAGAGTTCTGTAAGAGAAGCCGAAAGACTTTCTTGTCTGCTGAGAAACCTTAACACCCTTAACCGGTGTAGCAGTTCCGTCATTCTGCTCGAACTCGTCGGGATATGTGAAAGCTTCGATTGTGCCACCGAAGTCTTCTGCTGAACGAAGTGACAGATACTTAATGTTATCTGCATGCTGATCGTTAGCCTCTGCTCCTGAAGGAGACTCGTTTACGGATGTAAGACCGTTCCAAGCTACACCATCCTTAAACTGGTTTGTAGCGTTGTCGTACTGATAGAGCATTCCTCTGTCAACACCAGTTTCATAGAAGTGCTCACCAATTTTGTCCCACTGTGTAAGTATTGCCATGATTTATTCCTCCTTAGAAATAAATAAAATAGACCCAATGATATAGATTCTCAGTTTTAAACTGTCTTTCTGGCTGGCAATATTGCATAGCTAGCAGTTTATCCGGAATATCTGAATCTGGGTCTTTGGTTATAAAGGTAACTGTGTATCCCTGATTATAGAGATACATTTGATTGTCTGCGGGAGTCCGCAACCCTGAACCGACGTCATAGACGATACAGGGGTATTTCATCTTGAAATTCTCTGGGGGTTGAAAATATACATTCTTACTCCCCAGAATCTCCTCCAGTTTCTTCTGAAGTTGAATCCTGCGATTCTTCCTCTGGTTCGTCCCCATGATATAAACCTCCAAGAGTTAAAAGTACGCTAGGATACTTCGTTGGGTCCACAGATTCTACTGTCCATTTGTTACCCATGTATTCTGCGTATCTTATGTATGAGATATGGTCATGAAACCATGGGTCAATACAAAGAATAGAGATTTGGCAATTTATACGGAGCCCATCGTTGATGTGTTCTCCAGACTCTACTCTTCTCGTAAGCTGCATGACATCGCCGGAGTATTTCTTTTCTGTAATAGATTCTTTCCATACACCATCGCCTTTGTCTTCAGTTACAGCAAATCCAATGTTTCCATAAAATTTCATGATTTTACTCCCATTTTGATTTTTACAAGGTAGTAGGTGGCTGTTGTCAGTTCATCGACCATTTACCCCCGCTCCACACGGTCTACCCCGCAGCGGTTGCACCACCTTCTCCTTTAACAGATTATTAACCTGCTGCTGACTCGTCTGTGATAGCAAACTCATCCATGCCATCGCCGGAGAAGCTAATTGTTGTTGTGTTGCCAGATCCCTGCTTGAAGGAAATGATGATTGCAGAATAAGGCTTAACAAGAGCGCCTGAGCAACGTGTCTCGATCAGGTACTTGTTCTGGTTGTAGTCAATATCGAAATCTTCGAACATTGATACAGCGCCACCCTTATCAGCACCAACATTGTAGTCGGTCATGTTAACGATAATTGCTGCAAGGTCACCCATTGTAGAATCTGTAAGACCTTCCATAACTTCAACAGGAACGATCTCGCTTACACGGCACTTGGTTGCAAGAGCAGCCTCTGTGTCATACAGAGAATGACCGATACCATCTTCAAGAAGAAGTGCATCAGAGATGAAGTCCTCTGTTGTGAACATCTTAGGTGAGCCTGATCCTTTGTATCTCTTACGAGCCTTGATGCAAGCGCGAATGAATGCACGAGCCTTGTCGTCATCTGTAGCACCAGACTTCATTGTGATTGTTACCTTAACAGCAAAGAGGTCAGCCTCTTTCCAGATAGGTCTGATGTGGTCTTCCGGAATGTGATCTTCATCAGATGTAAGTCTTCCGTCACCAACAAGGATTGCACGAGCAATTTCCTCGTCCAGCATTACTCTCATCTCAGCCTTGATCCATGCAACTACATCGAAATCTGTGATGTCAATCTGGTCATCACGATCAAGCTTCTGCTTTTTGTAGATTGTGCAAGGATCGGTTGTTCTTCTAAGCAGGCTGAACACCTCGTCCTTCTTGAGGTGGCCCTTGATGTAACCCTTAGCTCTTGCCTCATCTTCAGTAATGTTTGCATACTGAGACTTGATGCGGCTGAAAGGTGTGTGATGAGCCCCGTTAAGAACCTTAGGAACCCATGTTGTATCTCTCTTAATCCATTCAGGCGGATTGTTGAGATTCTTGTACTCCGGGAACAGAGCCTCGATATTGTCGATACCATATCTTGCTGCAGGATCATCGTCATGCTGAAGAGCATCATCTTCATCCATTCCAAGTGACTCACAGTGAGCAAGGAACGCATCCTTAAGAGATCCCATTCTCTTAGCGTTTGCAAGAATCTGCTGCTCGTCGTCATGTGACAGATAGTTACCAGTCATTGTGTCGTTGTCAAATACGTTATGTTTCACGTCTTCATCCTCCTCTTCGGAATTGCTGCTATCAACTTCTGCAAGAAGTGCATATACAGCGTTCTTTTGGTCATCATTTAATGTTTCTAAGACATCGCCAATAGTCTGACCTTCATCAGAATGCCTTACGCGATCGTCTTCATCATCGTCATCATCATCGTCGTCATCCGGCTCATTCTCGTCTTCATCGTCGTCATCCGGCTCATTCTCGTCTTCATCGTCGTCATCCGGCTCATTCTCGTCTTCATCGTCGTCATCTTCATCATCCGGATCTTTGTCCTTGTGATAAAGAAAACTATCTTCATCGAATGCATAGATAATTCCTGCACCATCATCTTCATCGGAATGCTCAAGCACCCAATCAATAAAAGCCCCGTCATTAGCTCCTGCCAAAACGAGACTTACTTCTCTGATGATGCCGTGAATAACGTCACCTGCCTTCTGTTTAAGATGATTAGCATATATAGACATTGATGTAATATCTTTATGCTTTATCTGCTCTCTGGCATTTTTAGCTAAGTCGGTATCATTAAGATAACCGTAGCAATAAACGCCATCTGCACGATTTTCAAGAATTGCATGCCCAATGACATTAGTCATATCATTATGGAGATGGTTCCATACAAGCGGAACTTTCTTTCCATCCTGAGCAGCAAATGCATTTCTTCTTATCGTGCGACCATCTGTACACAGAATGTCATTTCTAGTAGCATAGCCACTAAAGTCATAACCATTTGGTACTTTTACTGCCATTTTGAATTATTCCTCCTTATTAGATTTTTCATCTTCTACTTCTTCTTTAAGATTAACCGGATCAGATTCCTGCTTAGCTTCATTAAGGTTCTTATTTCTGAGTTCATCCGCTCTAGGATCCTCAGCAGGTTTCCAACCTATCTCGGCACGAAGCTCATTAGAAGATGCTATTTCATTTCTTGTAAACTTATCCGCTATGTCAGCAAGCTGACTAACAGGAACAAGCTTAAACGGATCTCTGAAGTATTTGATAGATTGTCCCTGTGACCTAGCGGTCTTTGTGAGGAATGTTCTAATCATGGCTTCAGTAATTGCTGATAATACCGGGTCAATGGTATTGTTGTAATAGTTCTTCATGGTCTGCTCATCGGCAGTTCCGTTTAGGATAGTGTCCGAGATCCCAAGTTGTTGGTAGAGCAACGCCGTTAGGTCTGTAGCCTGTGCCCACATCGTGTTCTCAATCGGTCTATTCAGCTGAACTATCTTCTCAGCTTGATCAATGTATGCTATTCCATACTTAGATCCCATAAGTTGGTCGGTGATCGCTCTTCTTCGCTCTTCTGCCTGATTACGCCTAAGATCAGTTTTAAGAGAATAAGGAAGCTGAATGATAAGGTCCATTTTCCCTGATGAATTCTGTTCATCTAAGCGATCTATTCTGTTAAGTGTGCGGATTAGTCTTTGAAGTGTGGAGTTTGGTTCGTTCATAACCGAATAGAAAGGATTCTCCACTATTGCTACCGTAGATTTTGGTAGTATAATTTGTTCTCTTCGTCCAATGTTTTCGTTATATACAGATACCCTGATTTTATCAGGGAACCATTCTGTAATCTTGCCGGTTCGAAGTGATAAAATGTCATACGAACTTGTGTTTGTTGGATTGTACGTTGTGTCGGTTGGAACAATTGCCACAGAGCCTTCATCAAACATTGAGATTACAACATCCTGTATGAATGCTCTACCGGACTGGTCAATATTCGCTTCAACTCTAAGGCATTCTGATAGTCCAGACTTAATCTGTTCTTCATACCTTCCATTTTCATCACATCTTACGTGTTCGATATTAACCGCTGCTACATCAAGCGATATTCGATTGTATATAGCGTTAACTATTGATTTCTCGTTAGTAATTGAGAAGCGGGGACGATCTGGTCTAAAACCAACACCATATCCAGCTTCATAAGTATAAGATTTTGTAGGGTCTCTACCTAGAAATGCGTTCCAGGCATTTTTAAATCGTTTCTGTATATCCGGCATGTTGCCTCCTTTAATTAGAACTTACCGCCTCCACCACTTTTACGTTCTCGACGTCGATAACCTTTTTCTGTTAATGACATAGATTTGTTCCAAGCGCGTCTAAATTTAACACCCTCTTCACGTTTTTTTTTTTTTGTTCCCGTTCTTTCTTATGTACTTCTGACATATTATTCAATGCATCTTCAAATTCTTCATAAGTCTTGTCTGCTCTTCGTTTAGCACCAGCTTCAAGACCGCGATCATAGACATCAAATTTACTTTTATCAGAAGCTGCAGCTCTTTCTACATAATTTTTATACGCTGCATTGTCGTCTCTTGATGCTTTATTAATTCGATATTCGGCTTCTTCTTCCATATCTTTCAATGTCTTTCCGTTACCAGATGGGGATCTGTCCGTAAGGTGATGTTTTCTAGTAGGAGCATCGTCTACATTTTCATTCTCTTTATAAATATATCTATTACCTTCTTTACGAATGTATTTATGCTTAGACCAAGTTGAACCTTTTGCTGAATGCATTAATACATCGTCAGGGGGTACGACTAGGTTTCCATACAGTCATATGTGTCTCCTTTAGTCAAACAAGTCAATGTTAATCTTATAAGCGACATATGCGTCCATTAAGGCAGCAACATTATCAATCTTATGTTCATAACGTTTCTTCCATAATTTACGATTGCCGTTAGTATCTTCTAGGGTGATACAATTACCCATTGTAAATGTCATGATTTGCTCATCAAACAGTAATACTCTATCTTCGGCGAGCTTCTTAAGTTCACCTAAAGGAACTGATTCTGTTCTGGCTCCTTGGATTACTTTTTCCATTCCAAAAGGACCGTTTTCTCGTTCCCACCGTTCAGCAAATTCTTTTGCATTATACGGGTCAAAACCGAAGCATCTTATATCATACTCACGATCAACAATATGCCGATCAAGATCATCGTACACTTCCATCATGTTTAATACTGTTCCGTCAAGAACTATTAACGAGCCTTCTTTCATAAACTCGTCATATTTCTGGCGCATTGATATTGGAAGATTAAATAATGTTCTTTCAGTGATATAGCTTCTTGCTTTAACACCAAAACTACCATTTTGAAGTGGGAAAAGGAATGTGAACGCACAGAAGTCGTCACCTTGTGATAAGTCTGCTCCGAGAGCACATGGCAAGCTCCAGAATTCTCTATGCTTATGGCAAAGAGTTTCGTCATAAGTGAAGAAATATGTATAGCCTTCCATTGGGATTCCAAATCGTTTTGCAAGTATATCATTCCTTGCTGCCGGTACCTGCTCAGCTTTGTCAACGTCCAATTGATACGTTTCATAGCTAACGGTCTTGCCGAGATTTGGATTTGCTTTCAACCACATTTCTGGTTGAGAAACTTCTTTAATGTCGTCGAGTCTATAATACCAAATGGAATAATGAGGATCCTTACGAGTACCTTTTAGAATATCCATAAGTTCCATTTTTATATCATCACCGGGGCCGTTTCTTACGGTTCCTTCCGATGATACGGCAAGGATTATGTAATCCTCGTCCTCAACACCACCTTGGTTTTTAGATGCTCCCTGTTCAAGAGTACCTACAACATCTTCTCTTAAATCTCCCGACAGCCATTCATCAACACTGTTTATCTTACTGTTAAGTCCCTGAAGCTTATCAATTGTCATAGGTCTGACTTCTAATAGAGACCCAGTGAGGGTGTTCTCTATTCCCTTCTTAGAAGAGAAAAGTTTCTGCCTATTCATTTTACTTCCTGTTGTGTTTTGCATGGACCCGTCAGTTAAGAATTGAAATAATGGTCCGCGAGCGCGAGTAATAGATGTTCTTATTGGAGCCAATACCTCATCGGCTTGTCTCATTGTAGGAGCGGTATGAACTTGGTGAGTGGTAGAAGTGTCAACATTTAAGAAGTAAGAATGAATACATGCTTCATACATGGATTTTGCAGCGCCTCGTGCAACTATTAAGTATTGCTTATTTATGAGACGTTTTTTAATCATCTTTCTTCTATAATGTCCACTACGACCATTTTTACCTGGTGTATATACAGATATTTCTTTGAAATAATACCACCCAAATATCTGTTCGCCCCATAACTTGAACGTGTCAAGAAGTTTTAATGGAGAGCCATCGGTTAGTGTTAGCTCGTTTTCACAATAAGCTATCCAACCTTCTACTGCTTCGTCATCGTAATAGATTCCTGGATTCGCAATCATGTCATCTATTCGATTCATTTCCATAGAAATTTCTCTATTAACGGGGATTTCGCCGTTAATTACAGCGTCCCTGAATTGACCATAATATTTTGGGGTCGCCGTATTTGATAACATACTTATTTCCTCTTCAAGTTTGTTAATGCCTTATGCAATATCATTTTTCCTCGATTTAATGTGTCACTTGTGATATCAGCAAGTTTCATTCTTTTAATGTGACGTGGTACTGTATCGTTGGCTTTTCTCTGATGTATTTCAGCAGATTTTTTTGCGTTCTTTGAGCCTGTCTTTCTGGCTACTTCGCTTTGAACCTTAGCTACTTTAGACTGGGCACGCATTTCCTTTTTAGAATCGTATTCGGCTTTAAGCTTTTTGTATTCTTCTGATTCACCAAGCTTTTTCTTCATTTTCCAAAGTTTCTTTAGCATGGCTTCATAGTCATAGTAATAGCGTTTAGCCAATTTCTTTTGGTACTCATGCCTATCTTTTCGCCAACTAGTACCTCTTGAAGAATGCTGGAGATAATTGTCCATTTTGAATTACCTCCTATTTTTTCTTTTCTTCTTTGTACTTCTTATAGAATTCTTCAAACGACTCATTTGTTTTTACTCTGGCCATGGCTTTGCCAAGATCTTCACCGCTAAAGTTTGACTTTGTTGCATTTATCTGGTCAGGTGTTGCTTTATTAATGAAGTAATCTTTTGCTGCTTTCTTAGCCTTTTCTTCGTCTTTATCGTCCTCGCCAATAATAGGAAGCTTCTGAGGTTCCCATCCTTTCTTCTTAGCTATGGTGTTATAAATCTTAGCACCTCTGTTATAAAGACTTACAGCAGAAGATGTTGCATTATCTATTGTTTTAAGAGAACCTGCAACAGCTTCCATTTTTTCTTTACCAGTCTTTATTTTCTTAGCATCGAATTCGGCAAGTTTCTGCTCATTCTCAAGACGCTTAAAAACTTCGGTATATTCAGAATTAGAAATATTACCTTTAAGTTTTCTTATGTCGTTTAGTGATCCTTCGCGAAGAATTTTTTGTCTTTTTTCTTCAGCCTTAGCAGCTTTTTTTTCAGCCTTGAATTCTTTTTTCGCTTTCTTCCTCTCTTTTCGCTCAGCTCGTCTTTCTGCTTTTGCTGCCTTTTTTGCAGCTTTCTTTTCAGCAGCTGAGTGATCTTCTGAATCAAGAGGATACGGAGGCCCATTCTTTTTGCCCCACCTTTGACCGAGAATACCATGATGATAAAGCTCGTCTGAAGTTGTCGTAGGACTCCACATAGTTTTCTCCTTTTTATTTTGAGAGTATTGCATCAATCTCTTCTTTAAACTGTGGGTATTTTGCTACAACTTCGTCATAGTCAAGTTTCCCCATCTTTATCTGTCTTGCAAGGTATTTTGCCATGTTCAGATTCTCTCCTTCCATCAATCATTCCTATAGTATGACCTGTTAAATAGCCCCAAGCAAAGGCTATTGTACAAAGGAACAATGAAAATACAACTATTACTGTATCGTTGACCATACTTATTCTCCCATAAGTAAGAAGTTCATAGCTGATTCCATATCTGCCATTCTTGTATCTATATCGATTGGCGATACAAATACAATTTCATAGTAGTTGTATTCAAGATTGTAATTGATTGTGACGATTCTCGTAAAACCTTCAAATGTTGTAGCTACAAATTCATCAGTTTCCACAATCTCTACGTCGCCTGTCTCTTCTCCGTTTTCGTCAAGAATAGGACGTTGATTTCTCACACAATCATAGATGATAAATTCATCTTGATTAGAAAACTCTGCTTTGATTTCCTGTGGTGTAATTTCATCCGCAGAAATGTAAAGGGACAACCTCTGACCATCACAAACCATCTGTTCCCCTGTGAGGTTGTAACGCTTTCCATTTAGTTTAAGATAATTCATACTTATGCTGTCCTTTCCCAAATATAAACATTTTTGTAATTAGGTAATACACTATGTGATGATGTTGCATTAGAAGCTCCAGCATCACTTACGGCGCCTCCACTTACTGAATGGGTATGTGCAACCTGACTATGATAGTGGTTCGACGTTACGCCACTTGTTAAGTTTTGATATGGACCGTAATGTCCCAATTGCATATAACCAGACTTATTGTTATTTGGCGGGTATGAAGCACTACCAGTGGCACCATATTCAAGATAAAGATTATGTCCATGATCAGCACTTATCCATCCTGTATTAGTCGCACCACCGTTAACTGTGGGCTGTGTAAATCCATGCCCGTGACCTTTTAAACCACTCTGAGCACCAGTAAGAGTTACGGTATCAGAACCACCATCTTTTGATTGTCGACCAGCATTAACGCCACTTGTAGCACCTCTTAACATATATCCACTATGTTGAATCCACGTACCACCTAGAAAAGTTGCTGGTGATTCGTTGTTCGTTGAAATATATATACTTCCTATTGGATAACATATTTCAAGCATGAGGTTTTTTACTTCTTGTATACTTCTAACACCGCTTATTTCTTTTTCTTCACCCGTGACTGGATCTCTGAAATATCTGCTCATATAGCTCCTTTATTTTGTATATTCAACGATAAGATGTATTTTTAAAGGACTGTTATTATACTGCGTTCCATTTACTATATATAAAGTATTACTGGATTTGTTTATATATGTTTGTATATAAGCATTGGAGTTGTAATAGGAAGGAAAAGGAAGAAACGAATTATAGTTACTATCTCCTTCTGCATAGCCATACATTCTTTTAACATTGCTTCCTGTAATGCCATAATTAGAAAGTGATTGAGTATGAGATGTACCCGAGCTTGCCGCATAAGATAACTCTATCAATTTTCTGTAAAGCGAGCTCCCATTATATGTACCAATATATTTTTCTGTCGTGGAAATTGTTCTTTCATCGACGAGAGTTTTATAAAGGTATCTCACATTCTTAAACATCTGTGATACTCTGCTAAACAAAGTATTGAGGGATAAGCCTGTTGTTATTGGTGTTACTACTGTCCAATTATTTGCATTTCCATCAGCTACATCAGACGAAGTATACGTTATTGCTTTGTCTGAAATATCTCCAGTACCTTCATCGCCTAGGAAATCCATCGTAAGATACTTGGCTTTTTCTGCCGCTGTAAGTGCATTCCATGTTGCCTTTGTGCCTACAAAATTTGTATTTACTGGGATTGTATTTTTTAAAGTGCCATCCTCTGTAAATAGCAACTCGGATTTATCGTTAGAAGGTTCTAAGTCATAAACATGACCACCCGGTGCTCGATGTTTTGTCTCTAATTTTACTTCGTCTTCGTGAGAGACAGCTCCGGCGGCGACCATAATTTTTTCTTCATAAGACAACTAAAGCACCTCCTTTATTACCTCCCGAACATTGAAGATATTGCCTGCATCATGTTCCCATTCTGGAACTCCTGTGCAATCCTCAGCAACTTTACCTTTTGGATTGGGATTGTAAGGTACGAAACTCATGCTACAGATTCGTTATTAGATCTTACTGGGAGCTTTTTAACTTCTTCCATAAGACGTTCGGCAGTTCCATTACCGCCCATTGCTTTGTAAGGCTTGTACAAATACTCATATAAATTTTCATACTCGTCATGAGTAAGACAGCCTCTGTTTATGTACTTTTCACATAAAGAAATAATTCGGTCATGTCCAAGACCTAAAAGCATAACTGTTTTTGCGTCTTTTGCTTCAGACTTTTTCTGTAAAAAAGCCCAAAGACCAGACGAACCAAGTACTGAAATCATAATCGTCACCATCAATTCTAAAGAGTGCTGGCTCATTGTTCCTCCTCTCCGGGATCGACACGAACGTTCATTCTCCATTCGAATTCTGCCACTTGATTTTGAAGCGCAGTCACTACAGCACTTGGTGTAGATGATATGTCGAACCCTAGTTTTACTTTTGCAAACATGTATGGTTTTACCATATTCAATATTACCAAATCAGTTGTAAAGTCTGTCCAGAGTGCGGAAGAGTCTTCGATAGAAAAGCCTTCTTTTGGACCGACGCCTAATTGTTGTAAGATGCCAAATGTTCCGTTAATCTGCATGATAATATCGGCGTCAAATGGAGATTCCTCGGATGGATCTAATCCTCCCAGCATCTTCTTGACAGACATTAAGATACTGTCCGTTACCTGTCCCATCTTTTAAATCCTCTTAAGAAATCTTGCCATCATGTAACCAACCTGGCCTTCTACTTCTACCTTTTTCCACTCATAGTTTGAATCGTCTATGATAAGAACTGCTGTATTTTCGTTGAACGCCTTAATGATTGGGGCATCTGATCCAGCGGACGCTCTAAGGTTAACTCTTGCAGCGCCTTTAATAACTGCTGCCGTCTTTTCTATGATCTTTGTAGGTGTAACCTGTGTTTCTACAGCCATCTTTTCTGTTTCTTCCGGTTCAGGAGCAGCTACTTCCTCTGTTACATCCACTACGGATTCTTCTTTTTTCTCTTCTGCCAATGAGCCGTGCTGTTTATAATAGTCTCCATAATTTCTGTTTTTATTACTCATTTTGATTTACCTCCGTTATACTCTTCCGTATTTCTTACGATTTGCCTCAGCTCTTTCGGCTGCTGATTTTGCGTATGCTTTACGACGAGCTGTAGTTTCTTCTCTCTTCTTTTGTTCAGCAAGAACTTTCTTACGATTTGCCTCAGCTCTTTCGGCTGCTGATTTTGCGTATGCTTTACGACGATTCCTGGTAGCTTCAGCTTTCTTTGCTTTGTCTTTTTCTTTCTTTTTATTGTACAGGTCTTTTCCAAGTGCAATTGTCCTGCCTTTAAGACTGTTATCGTATCGCTTGTTAAAAAGATCGACGATGTCATTTACTGTTATGTTTTCAACTTTACCTTTTACGGAATCAGCAAACTTTTCTCTCTTTTCTCGCTTTTCTATGTCTTTTGCAGAACGAATGTGTGGTTCGATCTCTTTAGCTTTACGCTCGTATTCCTCAGCCTGTGCTATTTGTTCTGCATGTTTCCTTTCCGGATCAGCATAAGCAGCACCATATTCATCAACATTTGACGTAGATAATTTGCGAAGTCTTTTTGCTTCTTCGGTATACTTCTTATGTAGCTTCTTGTTTTCGTCATAAGATCTCTTGCTGGGATCGTCGTCAGAACCAGAACTGGAAGACTTTCCTTTCGAGTCTGTTTCTTTATAAATGTATTTTTTACCTTCTTTACGAATGTATTTGTGCTTAGACCAAGTAGAGCCTTTTGCTGAATGCATAAGAACATCGTTTGGTGTTATAGATGGTTTCCACATAATTTTCTCTCACCTCCATGGAATTGTATCGTTCGGTCTTCTTTCCACTACTTGTAAAGACCTCGTGTAGTCTTCCATTCCGTAGTGAATTGCGTTGTGTGTTTTGTGAGAAACGCAGATTAAATATTCTGGATTGAATACATCTGGTGAATGATCTATTACGTCTTCTAACGTTATTGGATTAATGTGATGAACTAAGACTCTTCCGTAGATTGGATAACCATCAAGTCCAAGGTCTTGCCCATTGTCTCTTATGAGGATTTTATCTCTTAAGTGTTTCCAATCTGGAGAAGTATAAAGAATTTGGTTAAGGTACCTGTCGTATCCGAATGTCTCTATTCCGACTTTACCTTTTAAGAGTAGATAGTTGAAACGCTCTTCAAAGGTGGTTAGTTTTGAGAGTTCGGTGTATGTACGTTCATGGATCATGGCCTCTCCATAGTAATCTTTCTACGTGTCTTATTCGACATGTATTCATTATTCCATGTGTATGGGGTATAGTTAATGAAGTCTTTGTATTGTTTTATAATTTTTTCACCACGAGTTTTTGATTTGTCAAATATACTACTCTCAACGGGTATATCATATATCTTGCCAAGTTTGTCTCTAGCAATTTTCTCTCCCCTTTGCATTAATGCCTGTAATTCTTCTCTATCCTGTTTGCTTTCATCCGACGAAGCCCACTCTTTTCTTCTCCTATCTTTATACTGATAGTAATCTTCATTCTTACCCCATTCTTTGGAACGACTATTAACCGCCCATTGTCTTTTTTGCGAATTGATAATATAGTTGCCAAGTTTTTCTTGGAATTCTTTATCTTTTTTTAAAGCTTTTCCGACTTTTGCTCTGCTCTTTTGGTATTCTCTTGAATCTTTTTTCTCAGCATGTTTCTTTTTCAAAGATTGCATCCATCCAGATTTCTTTTCAGCGGAAGAATGATCTTCTGAATCAAGAGGATATGGAGGTCCGTTCTTTTTGCCCCACCTTTGACCGAGAATACCATGATGATATAACTCATTAGATGTTGGTTTCCACATAATTTTCTCTCACCTTTCTTCTGGTTCTTCTTCCTCGTCCTTATGACCAGAATATCTACCGAATGCTTTAAGAGCATTTGCAAATAACTCTTCTGAATGCTTCTGTGATTCAAGCGCTTCTGTTTTAGCAGTTTTAAGTTCTATGTCTTTCTTTTTATCCTCTTGGTCAAGTCGTTCTTTTGATGAACCAAGCCTAAGAAAGTGAACTATTTCAGCTGAACTTGCCGTACCGTTCCTGATTCGTTCCTCTGCCGCATCATAGGCTAGGGCAATTAGCTGATTTTCTCTCCCTTCTGGAGTTGTTGCAGGTTTTACTCGCTTTTTTCTTTTATTGTTTGGATCTCTTCCTTGCGATTTTCTCTCACTTATTGACATGCTTTATCTCCTTTTCATTCACTTTTAAAAAGTTTCTATAGAGATATGGAGAGTTATTCAAAGACCCTTATGGTAGGAGGAAGCTACCACAAAGGTTGAAAGGAGGCGAAGTATGTCAGTTCGCTGAATGTCTCGCCATATCCCTATAGAAAATTTTTCAAAGTGTAAAATATAATTATTCCCCCGGAGAATTTTTTAAG